GGCCGACTCCATCAGCGCACGAAGCGAGATTGGGTTACCAGAACAGGAGCGACCCGACGAAAAAGGGAACACAAGAGAGTCTGCTGACGGTGATCGTGAATCGCCAGGGGGGAAGAGAGAGGTGTACTGGACACCTGAACCCAACGTGGGTCGAGTGGTTGATGGGTGTGCCGACAGGGTGGACAGAATACGATTACTCGGAAATGCAGTAGTGCCACAGACAGCTGCTAAAGCATGGACAACCTTAAACAAACGCCTGGAGGCACGTGCCGCTAATGGCTAAGAGGAAAACGCCAACTATTGCTCAAGAGGTCGAAAAGGCAGCGGTTGCATTGCAGGAATTGGTGCGTTTAAAAGCGGCTGATGATAATGGCTACTGCACCTGTATTACCTGTGGCGTTGCCAAGAAATGGAATGATGGAATGCAGGGCGCACACTTTTTTCAGCGCGGTCGAAAATCAACAAAGCTATTAGTTGAGAATGTCCATAGTGCCTGTGCTGGGTGCAACAAGTGGCTGCATCACACCACCAGCGGGGTACTGATTTACCGCCGATACATGGTCGGTCTTTATGGTGAGGATGGTCTTGATGAGATGGAGGCGTTATCTCGCACGACTAAGAAGTATACCCGGGCAGAGGTTGAGGACATTAAAGCTGATTTTAAAGAGCAGATTAAGTTCCACAAAAAGAGGATTGGAGCATGAGCGAGCATAAGAAGACGGTTAAAAAAGATAATATGGCGTGTATTACCTCATCCGGAACGCTGACCTTAAACGCTGACTTTACGGTTGCCGATGTCAGGACAATACAACGGTTCCTACATCAAGTATTAGAATCGGTGGCAAGCGATGAGTGAGCTTCTGGCGATGTTAACCCCTGGTTCACCGGAGTTACGGCCTGATATGATCCGTGGGACGTCTAAGAATAGGATCAGTGCGGGTGATGTGGCGGCCTGTTTAGTCCATGTTGATCGTCACACCTATTTGTACGCTTTGGCAAAATTCTGTCTAGACACTAACGCACAAAATGAGCTTAATGATTTAGCCAGGGCAGAGGCTGCGGCAATGGACTATCGGACAGAGGTCCGTGAGCCCGACAACGTCGTTGATCGTCTTGCCCTAGCTGCGCTGGACTATTCCATCTTGGCTGGCCGCTGTATGCAGTGTGGCGGCACTGGAGAGCTTAACATCAGATCAATAATCAGCGTGTGTGATCGCTGTCATGGCAGTGGAAATTCAGAACTCTCGGTTAGAGGGCTTGCCAAGGTGCTAGGGGTGGGACGATGGCGGGCGCAAAAAGTATGGATGCCACGGTTTCAGTCGTTAGTATCCGACTATCAGGTTAGGGATGATGCCCTGCATATTGTTATAAGACGGGGTTTGCAGGGTGAGTAAGGGCAGCGAACAAAGGCCCGGTGACCGTCAAGCCTTCGAGCGCAATTGGGAGAAGATATTTGGGGGCAAAGGCGATAAAAAAAAGAAGAAAAAAACAATCAAATAATACTTGCATTAGATGACATAATGTCATATACTGACTATGTCATCAAGGGGATGGCACTAACCAAGGGCAAACATTATGAAACGCGAATTACTCCATAAACTAGCCACTGAGTGTAAGGGTTGCTTTCACATTCACATTGAACAAAAAGAGATCATGTCAGACGCCGACGGATTAGCGTTACTAGACGCCAATTTTCAAGATGTGTCTTATGGCGATGACATGGCACCATCTTTTTATCATGTGCGCGATTGGGGCAATCTTGATGTGCCTTGCATTTTTGGTATTCAAGAGCGCGACGACGACGAAAACTTTATAAGCGCAAAAATAACTTGGTGGATCAACGATGTCGCCAACCCAAACGACGATGCATATGAAACAGTGCAAGAAGCTATCGACGCGTTCTTTAAATTATTTCCATTGAGTTGATAATTCAAGCCCATTCCATCGAGTGGGCTTTTTAGTATCAATTAACCAAGGGGAAACACCATGAAGAATATTAGGGATTGTAATATAGGCGACAGGATTAAGCGTTATCAAGAACGGCTTTGGACTGACCACGTTAAGGGTCAAACTTTTAACGAAACGGTTACAAGTGTCATTGAAATAACTTCAGTCCATCACAATCGAATTGAGTACAAAACGGTTGAGATTATTGGCTCTCAAGATGTTTGTCGTCCTGATCGAAACCTACTAGACGTAACAGGCGGCATTCTCTTTCGGGCTTTTGATTACCCAACAACAAGCGATTATAAAATCCTATGAGGCGGCAAATGGATAACTCTGACTTTAAAAAAGCCCGACAACAGTTGGGCTTAACTCAATTACAGCTTGCAGAAAAATTAGGTCTAACTAATAGACAGATTATTAGGCTTGAGCAAGATCATCCCATTCAAAAGCAGACAGCACTAGCTGTTAAGTATTTGCTCGCCCAACCTAAAAAGCGATAAAAAAAAGAAGGGAAAAACAATCAAATAAAAGTAACCACATTATGTTGCGTAACCAGCCAAAGTGTGGTTATATATCCCCATGATAGGGTTTTTGACTCTCAACGCTTAACTTACAAAACAATATCCTCCCTTTTTTGGTCGCATTTGCGGCTTTTTTTATTTCTGTTTCTGGGCCTGTTTAAGTATCCCAGAGCGAGGTGACCCTATGGCTAGACCTACCGTAATGACAGATGATGTGCTGTCGAAATTACAACACGCCTTTACGATGGGCTGCACAGACATTGAAGCCTGTATGTACGCGGGCTGTAGCCAACCGGCACTCTATCGGTATCAGGAAAAAAACGAAGAGTATCGAGAGCAAAAAGCGGTATGGAAGTCTAACCCTTTTATGTTGGCCCGTATGGTGTTGGTTGATGCGTTAGTGGCAAAGGACGTTAACACCGCGCACAAGATGATTGATCGTAAAGAGGGCGGCAAGTTATCCCTTGATCACACCTCTAGCGATGGCTCAATGAAGCCGACTATTATTCAGTTAGTGCCTGTCACGCCTGAACTTGAAGACGATGCAGACAGCAGACATTAATCTGCCTGAGAAGCTGGTCCCTGTATTCTCTGGTGATGCCAGGTATAGAGGCGCCTTTGGAGGGCGAGGTTCAGGTAAGACGAGAACATTTGCCCTTATGACAGCTGTTAAAGGCTACCAGTGGGGTATGTCAGGCCAGTCAGGTCAGATACTTTGCGCTAGAGAGCATTTAAACTCTCTGGATGAGTCCTCGCTTGAGGAGATCAAGAGCGCCATACGAGGCGTTGATTGGTTAGCTGATTACTATGAGGTGGGTGAGAAGTTCATCCGCTCTAAGGACGGGCATATTAGTTATGTGTTTGCCGGGTTAAGGCGTAACCTCGATTCGATCAAGTCTAAGGCCAGAATCATTATAGCCTGGGTAGATGAGGCAGAGCCGGTATCAGAAGAGGCCTGGCGTAAGTTAATTCCTACGGTACGAGAGGACAACTCTGAGATATGGGTGACCTGGAACCCGGAGGCTGCACGATCCAGTACGAACAAACGATTTAGGGATACCCCGCCTGAAGGCTCTAAGATTGTAGAGCTTAACTGGCGTGATAACCCGTGGTTCCCAGCAGTTTTAGAGAATGAGCGGGTGGCAGACAAGAAGCTACGCCCTGACATCTATGACCATGTTTGGGAGGGAAACTTCCTACAGGCCCATGAGGGTGCGTACTACTCACACTTAGTTGAAGATGGCAGACGAGAGGGTCGAGTGGGTAATGTCCACCACGATCCCTTAATGGAGACTAGAGCGTACTTTGACATTGGTGGGACAGGTGCTAAGTCTGATGCAACGAGCATATGGACGGTTCAGTTCTACAAGTCAGAGATCAGGGTATTAGGATATTACGAAGCGCAAGGGCAGCCATTGGCCACTCACGTTGCCTGGTTAAGAGAGCAGGTACAGGATATTAAGACGGTGGTGCTTCCCCATGATGGTGGAACGCACGACAAGGTCTACTCGGTCAGCTACGAGTCAGCGTTAAGAGATGCTGGTTTTAATGTGATTATCGTCCCCAATCAAGGGAAGGGTGCTGCTGGCCACCGGGTAGAAGCCGCTAGAAGAATTTTACCTTCAGTGTACTTTAACGAACCGGCCTGTGAGTCGGGTATTGAGGCACTCTGCTGGTATCACGAGAAGCGTGATGAGAACCGGGGTGTAGGCTTGGGACCGAACCATGATTGGTCATCACACGCAGCGGACGCCTTTGGCATGATGGCGGTGGTCTATGAGCCGCCTAATTCATCCTGGGGTAAGCCGCTGAGAGTTAATTTAAAGGGTATTGTATGAGCAGCAGAATTAAAGGAATTATTGACGCTGTGTCGGACCTTGCTGCGGATTACTCTTCGCGAATGGCGAACGCTAATGATCAAGGCTTTGATACTGGCCGAGTTTTGTATCACCACACTGAAGCCGATAATATTGAAGAGTTCATACCTTCGTCAAAAGGCAAGTTAGGAGCCGGTGTTTATACGTCTCCGAACCCTCAGTATGGGGAGCGCTATGTTGATCAATCTTCTGGGTCTGCAAACGTATTGCCTTTATTTGCTCGAGGGCCATTAGCTAAAGCGGCTGATATTGATGCGGCCTCTACAGCCTCTCGCAATGCGCTATTAGAAAATGGACAGCCTTTTAGTGTGCAAGAGTGGAAATCAAGCACAAACGAAATACTTAAAGGTAAAGGGTTTGCGGGTAAAGAAGTGGGTGAGGAGGTGTCAATATTTGATCCGTCTAACATCCGCTCAGTAAACGCCGCGTTTGACCCTGCAAAGAAAGGTTCATCTAATCTATTGGCCAGTGCTACTGGTATTGGTCTATTAGGTGCTTTGGGTTCAGAGGATGCTGATGCCTCACCCAGTAAAGGCTTATTCGATTCAATGGGTGATACAGCACTAGAGTCTATGTCAGGCGTTAACCGGGCAGTCGCTGATGGGGTGAACTTCTTAACCTCCGATCAAATCAACGCAATATTAAACCTATCGGGGAGCGATAAGCGCATCCCTGATCTTTACGATATACCAGGTATTGAGGGCGGTACACAGGGTAACTACATGGAACCAGGTCTACTCCGTCAAATTGTCCGACAGGGCAGTGAATTTCTAAGCCCAATCTAAGGTAAACACATGGCTATAACGACTTACAGCGAGCTTAAAACAAGCATTGCTGACTACCTCAATCGCTCGGATTTAACGGCGATCATTCCGACGTTTATTGCGTTGGCAGAGGCTCAGATCAATCGTGATGTCAGGCACTGGCAGATGGAGAACAGGGCTACAACTAGCTTTGATGGTCAATACGGTACTCGACCCTCTGATTGGATAGAGACCATTAGGCTGCAACTAACTGGCACTGGTACGACCTCGATGTCATTAATCAGCCAACAGGCGATGGCCGATAAGCGCATGAGTGCTGACAATGTTGCTGGAAGGCCCTTGTTTTACACGCATTCAGAGTCGCAGTTTGAGTTATACCCGAGCCCGGATGGTGCTTATGCCGCCGAGGTATTGTATTACCAGCAGGTTCCGGCTTTAAGTGACAGCGCAACATATAACTGGCTGTTAAGGTCTGCACCTGATCTTTATCTTTACGGGGCGCTTATACACTCTGCGCCTTATCTTGTGGAAGACGGAAGGGCAGCGGTATTCGCACAGATGTATGGTGCAGCGGTTAATCAACTAAACCTTCAGTCCGAGGCATCAAAGACCTCTGGGGCTGGACTTAAATTAAAGGTAAGAGGACTAGGATGAGCTTTACAAACTTTTTAGAGACAGAGATTTTAGATCATGTATTTGGCGGCAATGCTTATACAGCGCCAAGTAACTTATACCTTGGACTGTACACTGGAGCGCCTAGTGATACCGGCGGTGGTACTGAGCTATCAGGTAGCGGTTATGCGCGTTTGGCAATGGCAATGAGTGTGTCAGGCAACTTAGCGACTAACAGCGCGGCTGAAGAGTTTGCAACGGCTACTGGTAGCTGGGGAACAGTGAGTCACGTTGGCGTATTTGATGCGGCGACTAGCGGCAACCTAATGGCGTATGGCACGTTGTCTGCAAGCAAGGCTGTGGCAACTGGCGATGTGTTTAGAATTCCCGCAGGCGATCTTGATATTACGCTGACATAGAATGTTATACGGTCGGTTTAAATATGGTCAGGCTGCGTATTCGACGGCTGATCTGGAAGAGGGCGCCTCTACAATAGCATCAGCCTCGGCGGTGACGGCCAGTGGTCTAGTCATTAAAGAGGGTGTCAGTGCCATTGCATCGGCCTCAACAGTCAGTTCATCTGGCACCTTAATTCGGTTAGGGGCTTCAACAATTGCAGGCGCATCAAGCGTCTCAGTATCTGGTCTTTCAGTCTTAACTGGAGCCTCTGCCATTGCGTCAGAGTCAGGCATGTCTGTTACCGGGTTACGGGTTAAAGATGGCAGCACAGCGATAGCTGCTGTGTCATCGACAACGGCAAGCAGCGTTATGGTGGTTAGTGGTCAGGCCGCTATATTCGCTGAAAGTCAGGTCACGCCTAACGGCTTCATAACAGCGTCTGGTTTAACCTCGATCAGCGCCCTATCAACAACAAGCGCGAGCGGCGTGATCCTCTGGATCGATAACGCAGCAGATGACAACACCTGGGCAGACACTAGCCCCACAACAAACACCTGGGCTAATACGTCCGACAACGATAATTTATGGGAGGCCGCTTAAATGGCTGATACAACGACGACTACATATTCACTGGTAAAGCCTGAAGTTGGCGCGTCCGAGGACACTTGGGGCACCAAGATCAACACTAACCTGGACAACATTGACAACCTGTTGGACGGCACAACAGCCGTTGCTAACATGGACCTGAACACCCCTGACATTGATGGCGGCACAGTGGACGGCATAACGTCACTAAGCACAAGCACATCAGGGACATCTAACTTTATTGCAGGTGTCAACGCAGGTAACAGCATTGTTAGCGGTGGTAATTATAATACTGTCGTGGGCGATGAGGCAGGTACTGCGATTACTACTGGTGATTATCACACAACTGTCGGTTATGCCGCAGGAGCTTCGGTAACAACAGCCACAAACAACACTGTAATAGGGGCTTTGGCGGG